AACCAATTAGAGACAGCAGTTCAACCCCTCTTCACAAAGAAGTCGACCTCACTGTCACTCTCCCACATCTGTTCCTTCTGATCCCCCAGGCCGCCCACGCAACCCAGGATCTGGTTAGCCAACCCCCTACCACGGGCAATCGGTTCACCTAGCACAAGGACATCTTCGTCATCCGAAATGGTTCCAACTTGACGGACCTTGGAAGCCTTTTCATTCACCACTACTAAGGCCCCCTCCATCCTCCCATCTTCGGACTCCCCTGAGGAACAACCCTCAGTGGAGGGCCGTGGGCGAACCACATGCCGCTCTCCATATCCATACAGACCACTGGTAGTCTTCATCCCAAGCCTCCAGTACCCCATCGTGGTTCCCATCTTTGGTGACGTGCGGTAGCGTTGAGGTAGCCGAAACCACCCCAGTCGAATATTTGTGAGATATTTCATTAACCCTTCCCACAAGTCTCGCACTGGGTCACATAAACGCCCACTGGGTACCATCCGGTTTATGATGGTAATCTCTTCCCGCAGTTGTTCATTGACCCGCCCGATGGACGTCGGAATGCACTTATTCTCTCCGAATCCGAGCCATACTCCCAGGGCACCCTCTAAGAGTGCCGTGATTTCTTTTTCGAACTCATCGATCGTAAGCCCAGTCTTGGCTGCGTCCGTCCACGCGAGCATATCACCCCAATCTTCTTGTTCCTCGCGTATACGCTGCAAGATGGTCTCCCGGATAACCTTTCCTCCGTCTGAGGCACTCGATTTCCAGGGCGCTTGCAGTCTTAGAAGGATGCCTATTCCCGCACTCCCCTGACTCATCGCAACTCTCAAAGCTCTGACCCATTGGGGCCTAAGAGCCTTGATCGCCTTGATTTGCCGGTCTGGAGCACAGGGAAATCCTGGGCCTCCGAATTCACGCGGTAGAAACGGATCTAGTCCCACACGACGGAACTCGTAGAATTCGTCGCGGAACGTCACTTCACATATATACTCAACGCCCTTGGCATATGGTATTGACGTGCCTCCCATAAACCTGGGGACGCGCCGGCTTTCGCCGGGCTGTACTTTCGGCTCGCCGTCCAGCACGGAGACGCTGATGGTATCATGCCATGTGACAATTCGATCTGAGTCTAGAATAGCTAAACGCTCGACCAATGTCCCCCCAGCCTCCGAGAGAAGGTCCTTCCCAAGGTTCACCTCCCCCCCATGACTACGTAGGGAATTATCGAATTCCTGACATGCTCCGATAGCCGCAACTATCATCGCATCGTCCCCCACAACCCTAGATTGCACTAAGGATTTCACCGCTGTTACATGCTTAAGCGTATACAGCGAAAGGGTTGGCCATGTTGGGCCCCTGCCCATAGCAGGTTTCCCTTTTGTGGTATAGGAAAATGCCACTCCATCAGCCCCTTTGCCCTCAATGAGAACAGGCCGGGCATAAAAGAGTAACATGCGTGCAAACGGACTGTCAAGCGGGATCTTCAGGCCACGCAGCACCCCCCTTAGGATCGCCTTGTGATCATCCCCCGATATCTTGTCCGATGCCCTGACAAGATCCACTGAGCGTATCTCATATCCGCTTGGAACCTTAACCTGGCTAGGGTCAAGCTCCTTCGGCTCCGAGAACGGGTCAGTACGCGGATCCTGGGCTAACAATCCTAACAACCATGAGTTGTAAAGACTGCCGACCATCGCTGAGGCAACCGCATTTGGTGTAACCAACCTAACCTTGCGTGACTTCTCTTTGATGGCACAAAGCCCGACTTTGTCAAGATAGCCGTCTTTGGCGATATAGTCCGACCACAGTGATCCCACACAGGCAGCAATTGCAAGTAAATGCGGTCGCTGAAATGTGTAAAAGTCGTAGTGGTTATAGGACAGTGTCTCCTGATACCCCTGTCTCCAGTGGAATAACAGTTGATCACCTCTCATCCGCCATTGACCGTCCCTTCCAAGCATGGCATCAGAGTTTTTCCAGTCATCCGTGGCCTCCGAAAAGGCCTCGAACGGCTGGACGAAGTCTGACACGATCTTGGAGAACTCCACCGCCTCGCATTTAGTGAAGAGCCGCTCTCCCAGCCCTAAC